TTTTGCTTGTTTGTTTAGGGAGTCCGCTAGCACTTCTGCTAAGTCCACTTCCTTAGTTGCTTTCGCCATATTAACTTATTTATTTTATGAATTGAAAAGGTCATCAAAAGCTGCTGCCACATCATCAACTTTTTTAGGAGCTGGTGCTGGTGTTGCTGGTTTTGATGGGGTTGTATCGAATGGTGTTTCATCTTCATCTTTAGCCGTTGATGAAAGGGTTTGGGCAGATGCCGATACCTCATCATCAGAAGTTCCAGATGGATTTAACCAACCTTCTAATACATTTTTCAATTCTGCATAAGTTAATTCTGAATAAAGTTCAGTAATTTCCTTTTGGGAATTTAGAAACTTATCCGTTTCTTCTTTTGAAGTTGCCATTGGAGTTTCCTTTGGTTTAACACGGATAGTTGTTACAGGGTAAGAAGTACCACTGTCTTCAGCCGATACTACTTCAACAGTAATATCTCTACCTTCATTTGGGTCTGTAATATCACCATAATCAGGATCTGCCATATAACCAAGAATTTCTTGATATACAGTTTTTCCAAAGCCCCAAAAACGAACACCTTCACCTTCTTCACCTCTTACCAATACTGGTACGAAAGTTCTAAGTTTCGGCTCCATCTTTTTTGCAGCTTTCCAATCTTCCTTGTCACCCATTCTTTTAAGTTTATCAGCAAACTCAACAATAGGGTCGGGTCTACCAAAACTCATCGGAGATAAGTAAGATTTGTTGTTAATGTTGTAGTGAAAATAAAGTTCAATAAAAGGATTTTCTTTATTGAATTTGTAAGGCACCAATCGGATTGTGTGTTTACCGGGTGCTGGTTTCCAAAGTTCTACAGTTGTTCTTTGGGTGTTTTGCAGTTTGTTAAGTCTGCTCTTAATTGCGTCTAAGTTAATAGCCATGTCTTTTAAGTTTTAAGAGTTTATGTTTTATGGTTTTATTTAGGTGAGTGTCCTTCACCTCCGTTACATTAATAAATATAATAGAAATACAAATATACGATAAATTATTCAGAATTCCAAATCTTTTTTAAGTATATTTTGTAGAGCTATTGGCATTTATATATGATTGTGGATATACACAAATATACGAAAAATAGTCGAGTATACCAAATAAAAAAGGGAGAATTTTTAGTTTCTCCCTTTTTTTTATTTTTTAATCATTGATGTTAGTTTCGTTGATTCGTTTGTATCTTCATCATCCATTTCCAATTCTTTCTTATATTTCTTAGCAACCGCTATCATAAACGTCATAGCTTCATCAGCTGATTTGAAAGATTTATCAATCTTACCTTCTAAATCAGATGGGTCATTACCATAAGTAGATTCTAAAGTTACTCTGAACTCATCCGGCTTACCATAATCATCATTACTTCCAAAATATAATGTGTATGTTGGTGTATCACCTATACCAGCATTATACATAAATGCACCGGTATTATCATCAGTATCAATATATCCTTTTAATCCTGTTTCCGCATTTACTACATCTTGAACCATCTTTGAATGTTTGGAATTTAATTGAGATGCTTTCTTTGGAAGTGAACTAGCAGGTTTTCTGTCAGTTTCAGGTCCCCAACCAAATCCATCATTTGGTTCAGCTTTAGCAGATGCTCCACCTTGAGAATACTTTGCAATTATATCTTTAGCGTATTTATTTCCAGTACCACCCACAACAGCAGTCATAAAATCCATCGGATTTAATTTTTTTGATTCCACATCACTAGCTATTTTTTCCAAATCAACACCATTTTGCTCAGCCCATGAAATTGATGCTCTACCATTTACTCCAGTTTTTTTAGAAAGTACTTTAACAATCTTAGAATCAGGTGTTAAGTTAGCTGATGGTTGGTTTGGAGCTTCACCACCTCTATCTTTTGCATAATCCCCACCAAACATATCATTTGGTTTTGCAGGTGCTTTAGATACTCCACCTTTTTCAGCGTTAGGGTCTTCGTGAGTACCAGCTTTTAATGCAGCTTGATATGCATCTTTTGATTTGAAGTGTACTAATTTTCCAGTCTCTTTACTTTTAGCTTTGAAATCTTCAGCTTCAAATAGTCTTTTTAAACTTATATTTCCCATTTTATGTTGTATTATATTTTATAAATATACGAATTTTTATTTACATTACCAAATTTTAGGCTAATAAATGATAATATTCTTTGAAATGTTTAATTCTATCAGGTAACCCAATTGTACCACCATTTACTCTTTTAGTAATAGATGTTACCACAGTATCACCTGCTCCACCATCTGCCAATTTGTTCAATCCATTTTTAGACCAGAACCAAGCTGCTGATAATAATGCGTATTGAGATGATACCTTATCAGGATTTGATGCAATATCCTCACCAATTGCTTTACCGAATTGAGTGTAGTTATCTCTACCTGTTAATTGGATATATCCTCTACCTCTGAATTTATAGCCATCACCACTTGCTTCCGAACCATTAGCCATACGATTTGCATATACTTTGTTTGCAATCTTTTGTGGTTGTCTAGCATACGGAGTTGCTGCTGCTTCAGTTGGGAAATATTTCTTAAAGATACCAGCCAATCCTTTAGCTGAATAGTTTAGGTTTTCTTGTGTTACTCTAAATCCGCCACTCTCATGTCCGCATTGTGCTAAGAAGTGTGCTAATCTCAATGGAGTATTGATTTGGAACTTAGCTGCCGTATCAGGAATCATTTGGATAACTGCATCAGGAATATGTCCTCTCAATTTATCCAATTTCAATCCACCAACATTTGCCACAGGTTGAACTGGTGCTGCTGGTACTGGAGTTGATTCTCCCATAATTTTTGCCCAAGTTGCCGGTCCTACTATACCATCCGCAACTAAACCATTCTTTGCTTGCCACTCTTTTACAGCTGCTTCAGTTTTAGGTCCAAAATTAGTTACTGCTGGTTCAATTCCCAGCTTTTGTTGCATCAACTTAACATTTTCGTTGTTGTCTCCTTTTTTAAGTATCATAATGTTAGTATTTAAATTATTTGTTTTTTGTGAAATTCCCAGAATTTACTAATTCAAAGGTACTTCCATTTCTATCTATAAACTGCCAATAGGCTTCTTTTAATTCAAACCATTCATCAATATGGTCTAATACTTGTGTTGGTGTAAAATCCGAACAACTATATAAATCAAATTGAAACATAGCTGGATTTTCATTATCCCAAACATGAATACTAGCATGCGATGTTGCCAGGGTTACCGTTCCAGTTATTCCTTCGTTACCTGGCTCATTTACATAAACTGATGTAGGTCCTGCTACCACTTTCATTCCTACTTTAGTAACTAATTGTCTAAACCATTCGTTTAATACGTTTTCGGTTTGTGGTGGGGTTTTTATATATCCTTTTACAAGTAAATGTAAATGATTTGGTATAAACATTTTTAATTATCCCTCACTATTTTTATTGTTATTTGTTTCAGCCTCACCAAATGACATAACTTCAAAAACTCTTGTCTGAATTTTCTTAGTTCCTTCCGCATTTGTTAGTATGATTGAATTCTTAAACTTTTGCCAATTAATGACAAACGAAGAATCTAATACCCCACCATTTTCCTCTTTAACCAATTCGTTAAGAGCATTAATAGTGTATAGTGAATTAGATTCCTTCTTTCTATGTATTAATATTGTATTTTCTAATGGAGTATCCGGTTGGAAAGCTGTATCTATATTATATGTAATAAACAACTCATCCAAATTAGACTTATTTTGTAAAATATAAATGTAATTATACACTATATGATACGTTTCTCTAATTTGTTGTAGAGTATTTTGTAACTCTCCTTTTGTTGTAAATGTACAAAGTAACTGTGTCTTCATCCTCTTTTCTTTTAATTAACTATAAATATTAAAAATGGAAAGGAAGGATAAAAACGGGTTATTTTTTACTTATCATGTGACTTACAACAATCAGCGAATCCTTCATGAATACTTAATTCAAGTTTCCATGTACTACCATACATAATACCATCAGGTCTACAATTAATTACACCAATAGGTATTGTTCGT